CTAATTTAGCAATTTGTAATCAGAGAACGTGATCACTTCTTCCCCTACCCAACTATTAATCTCTTTCAATCGTTCTTGCAATGGGATTATCTCATTAATAAAAAACACTCGCGTTGCCTTTTCAACGTCACCAAATCCGCCAGTATTGTTAGGTACAATCCCCATTAATTGAGGTGGCACACGGTGTGCGGCTAACACATCATCACGGCTTGCGTTCTTAATGTTTAGGAAGTCATCTTTAGCAATAGCATCAGACAACGGAATAACTTGCATCCCGTCTTTCTTTCCGTTTGGAATATACACAAATAAATTTTTAAAGTTGCCAGTGCCTTTCGTTTGTCTGATTTGCGTTTTGATTGCTTCAATATCGTCTTGGTTCTGTGTTGGGTCAGTCATATAAATGATTGACCCAGCATGCGCGCCATTCAAATAATATTTACGGCGGAACAATGTGGCACTTTCATTTAAAAAAGCAGATTGTAACGCTGCCAAATATTCTGGCACGCCATAAATCTCTTGATTCACATCGGGATTAATCAAGTTAAAGACAGAACCTTTTTTAAATTCATATTCATCAAATCCATTCACAATCTGATAAAACACACCTGTTTCAACACCGATACGCATATATTTAGCAAGAGGGGATTTGAGTGATACGACTTTACCAAACGAATTTACAGTTTTCTCAACATAAGCATTGCCAAAGACCAAGTAATCTTGCACCAGTTTTTCTAATTGGGTACGAGGTAAAAGTGCGGTGGTTTTGCATGTTGAAAGTAAAATATTTTTCTTCACGGTAATCGCACTATTATGATGTGCTGAGGCATTTAAGGCTTTAGCCAAGTAACTTAAATTAATTGGCGGATTGTAATATTTTTCATACATCACCACGCTTTCGAAATAATTCAGTACTTCTGCACGGTCAATTACTGGAATAGGCTCTCCAAAGCTGAACGCCTGTGCTTGATTCCCCGTAGAAAGTGCGGTTGATTTTTTTGATTTTTTGCTCATTTGGTAATCCTATTCAAAGGTAAATATTGTTGATTTGTTGCTTGATACATCGCCGTGGCTTGCATCTTCCGAACGGTCCGAAACATAAGTAATTTTCCCTGTGCCAGTAATGCGTTTTTTCACCGTCATAAAACTACTCACGATGTCATTGTCTCCACTATCAAATTTAAGGCGACGTTTCTGAATTAAGTTTTGTGTTTTTAACACCATTTCATTTTTAAGATCAGCGTTATACTCTAGGCCCTGCGCCATTGGATAAAATTTTTTCACTTCCTGATAAACGCCCGATCCCATCCCCGTTTTATCAATCACGATGCGAGTCACGTTGTAATCATCGCAAAACTGCTTAATGCGACTTGCTTGAGTTTCGTAATCCATACCGTGAAAAGTTTGTTTATGTAAAACGCGATAATCGCCCCCTTCCACTTTCGGCGGTGCAACAATCCCTAAGGCTGCACGATCGCCAGTAAAAGCAGGGTCATAACCTAACCACACTTCACGATTGCCGAATGGGCGTTGATAAAATGGCTTGTAATCATGCCATTCTTCCAAGCTATCCACCTGGCAAAGTTGCAGATCGCCAAATTTAAATGCTGACGTGTTATCATCAGCGAATTGACATAGATATAATTGTTCAAATTCAGCTTTACTGTTTTCTGCAATCAAATTATTAATGTCGAAAAGAGTACAGCCCCCCTCCATCGCATCATAAATACTCACAATTTGTTTCCATTGGCTATCTGCACAAAATTTCCCGTTTTTTAAATTTTCATGAGAAATATCAATTTCAACTTTTTCTGATTTTGGGCGATCTCGATTGAAAGCTTTGCCAGAAAAAAAGCATAAGCCGAATGGGCAATTGTAGAAGGCGTAGAAAAGTAAGTTTGGCGATACATTTTTTGAGACGCCATAGCAGATGCCACTTTACGAATCTCTTCAAATTTAGTAACCCAGAAAATTTCATCAAAATATAAATTGCCGTGGTAGGATTGAGCTGTAGCAGAATTCGTTCCCAAAAAAATCAATTCCGCACCATTTGGTAAGCGAATGGTTTCGCCCTTTAAATCTACATCTGCCGTCCGCTTAGCATAGTTCACAATGTACGAACGAAACTGTAAGGCTTGTTTTTTACTGGCAGATAAGAAAATCTGATTGTTACCAGTAGTCAAAGCATCAACAAAGGCTTCCTGAGCAAAATAATACGTCGCCCCGATTTGTCGGCTTTTTAAAATATTTCTGATTCGGTGTTCTTTCGCCTTGTGCCAAATTCGCTGATAATTAAACATCCCATCAAGAAAGCCATTAATCAGCAATTCTTCTTGTTCCTGATCAATGGCATTGGGTTCGGTTTTCTTCCGGTCGCCCTTGTTGCGGTTCGCCAGTTTCGGGTTTAAATCTACTTCGTTACCATCACCAAAAGAATATTTTTTCACTCTCGCCATCCGTTCCATTTGGCGACCAAGCAAATCAATTTCTTTGTAATCTGAACCGCTCTTTTCTTCTTTCGCAATCAGCAAATTTAATCTTGTCTCAAGTGCTAATTCCACCCGACCGACAGGCGCAATATCGTCCCACTTTTCTCTGTCTTTCCAACTGGCTATCGTTGATGCAGGAATATTTAACTGGCGTGAAATTTCAGCGATTTTATAACCACTGAAATACATCTGCTGTGCTTTACGTTTGATTTCCGCCGTCACTTCGGGGGAAGGTTGATTAATAACTTGTTCGTCCATTCCTAATCCTTTCTATTTACAACCGCATAATAGAAAGGGGGCGAATGTTAGTCTTTCCGCTTGCTCTGTGAATCGACATACAACAAAAGCAACTCATAGACCACCAAAATTAAACCTTTCAGAATAGCGATAATCATTGAATCAAACCAAACAAAGGATAAGCAATGGCAAAAACTTCAAAATGGTTTGTAGTCGCAACAGAAGGTGCAACTACTGACGGTCGCTCAATCAATCGTACTTGGATTGAACAAATGGCGGCAAATTATGATCCAAAAAAATACGGTGCACGCATTAACCTAGAACATATCAAATTACGTTGGTATGAAAGCGATGAACCTCACGCTAAATGTTATGGGGATGTTTTAGCCTTAAAAACAGAAGAAACCGAAGAAGGTAAATTGCAGTTATTAGCTAAAATCGATCCAACAGACGATTTAATCAAACTGAATAAAGAGCGTCAAAAAATCTACACCTCTATTGAGTGTGATCCGAATTTTGCTGACACTGGCGAGGCTTACTTAGTTGGTTTAGCTGTAACTGATAATCCAGCAAGCCTTGGCACCGAAATGTTGGTCTTTTCTGCTGGCGCAAGTGCGAATCCACTTAATAACCGCAAAGAAAAATCAGAAAACCTTTTCACTGCTGCTATTGAAACTGAATTGGAATTTGTGGAAGAAACACAAAGCATCTTTGAAAAAATTAAAGGATTATTTGCGAAAAAAGAAAAATCAGACGATGAACGCTTTGCTGATCAAACACAAGCCATTGAGCTTTTAGCGGAACAAACCAAAGAAACCTTGGAAAAATTAACCGCACTTTCTGACGATTTAGCCAAACAACAAGCCGAAATCGAAGAAATGAAAGCAGGTAATGCGGAAATCCAAGCAACCTTTGCAGAACTCAAAAAGCCGGTTGAACCCGAAAATCCTCGCCCTTTAGTTTACGGTGAACAACCTGAAACTGATGGCCGCTTCTTTTAATTTATCTTAGGAAAAAACCAAATGAATAAATTTACCAAACAAAAATTTAATGCTTATGTAGCTGGTGTTGCACAAGATAACGGCGAAGATGTTGCTTTTATCGCAAATGGCGGTCAGTTTACCGTTGAGCCAACTATTCAACAAAAATTAGAAAATGCTGTGCTTGAAAGTTCTGATTTCTTGAAACGCATCAATGTCGTCATGGTGCAAGAAATGAAAGGTTCCGCATTGCGTTTAGGCGTGCTTTCTCCTGTGGCAAGCCGCACCGACACTAACACTAAAGCACGTGAAACCACAGACATTCACAGCTTGCAAGAAAACACCTATTCTTGCGAACAAACCAACTTTGACACGCATTTAAATTATGCAACCTTAGACAGTTGGGCAAAATTCCCTGATTTCGCTGCACGCATTGGCAAACTCAAAGCAGAACGCATTGCATTAGACCGTATCATGATCGGTTGGAATGGCACAAGTGCAGCCGCAACCACAAACCGCACTGAACATCCATTATTGCAAGATGTGAATAAGGGTTGGTTAGTCCAAATCGAAGATAAAGCCAAAGCCCGTGTATTAAAAGAAATTGAAAAAAGCAGTGGCAAAATCGAAATCGGTGCAGGTAAAACCTATAAAAACCTTAATGCCCTTGTTTTTGCATTAAAAGAAGATTTCATCCCAGCACAATATCGTGACGACACTAAACTGGTTGCAATTATGGGTAGCGACTTATTAGCCGATAAATATTTCCCATTAATCAACCAAGAAAAACCAAGTGAAATTTTGGCAGGCGATACCGTCATTAGCCAAAAACGTGTGGGCGGGTTACAAGCCGTATCTGTTCCATTCTTCCCGAAAGGCACAGTGTTAGTCACATCGCTAGACAACTTGTCAATCTACGTGCAGGAAGGCAAAGTGCGCCGTCACTTAAAAGATGTGCCTGAACGCAATCGTGTGGAAGATTATTTATCGTCAAACGAAGCCTATGTTGTGGAAAACTACGAGGCAGTCGCCATGGCGAAAAATATCACCATTCTTGAGGCACCTGCGCCTATTTCGCCTGTGGCCGCATAACGGAATCAATAATGCGCCCAACCAAACGCCATTTTCTGGAAGTTTCTGCCGCTATTGCTAATGCGGCAGAAACCGAAGATCTAAGCGATTTTACGGAATATGAAAAAATGTGCCGTATTCTTGCGAGACATCGAAAGGATTTGAAAAACATCCAATCAACGGAACGCAAAGGCGCATTTAAAAAGCAAATTTTGCCTGACTATCTACCATGGATTGAAGGGGCGTTATCGGTCGGAAGTGGCAAACAAGATAATGTCTTAATGACATGGTGCGTGTGGGCGATTGACTGTGGCGAATATCATCTCGCCTTACAGATTGCCGATTATGCCGTATTTCATGATTTACGCTTACCCGAGCCATTTACCCGAACACTTGGCACCTTGTTGGCAGAAGAATTTGCCGACCAAGCCAAAGCCGCACAAGCCGCCAATAAACCGTTCGAAGTGGCTTACTTAGAGCAAGTTCAACGCATCACCGCTGATTGCGATATGCCCGATGAAAGCCGTGCGCGATTATTGCGTGAATTGGGCTTGTTATTGGTTGAAAAGAACCCTGAACAAGCACTGGCATATTTAGAACGTGCTTTGGGTTTAGATCAGAAAATTGGCGTGAAAGGCGATATTAAAAAATTACGTAAGCAATTAAACAAAGCCGATGAATAATCGGTTTTGGTAAAGAGCAAACCACGCAGCCGTCGGGCGGATTAAAAGTGCGGTCAAATTCTGACGGATTTATTGGCCGTGCTTAATTTAATCCTCACCCGACTTTTTTTATAAGGGTAAATCAATGAGCGACGGCGCAATATCAGTCAAACTTGCCCCTGATTATGAAATGGGCGAAGTGCAGCAACAGTTAAATGATTACGATACGTCAGATGACATTATCAGTAATGACGGTTTCTTCCCCGATATGTCACTTTCCCAATTTCGCAATCAATATCGTGCAGACGGCACCATTACCACACAACGTTTACAAGATGCCTTAATTGAAGGAATGGCGAGCGTCAATGCGGAACTCTCCACGTTTAAAACACAAAGCAAACGCGACAGTTTAGAACAGATCACTGCCCCATCAATCAATGGCGAAAGCGTGCTGATTTATCGTTATAAACGTGCGGTAAGTTGCTTGGCACTGGCAAATCTCTATGAACGCTATGCAAGCTACGACAGCACCAACGATGGCGAAAAGAAAATGGCGCAACTCAAAGACAGCATAGATGAATTACGCCGTGATGCTCGCTTTGCGATTAGCGACATATTGGGCAGAAAACGCGTCGATGCGGAGTTAATCTAATGCAAGTTTACGCACAACAAAATGACAATTTAGATGCCATCCTTTATCGCCATTTTGGACGAAGTGAAGGCTTGCTCGAAATAACATGCGAACTCAATCCGCATTTAATGGATAAGCCCATTATTCCCATTGGCACTCCTGTCATATTGCCAGATGCCGATACAGAAAAAATCAGTGTAGCAAATGACACAATTCAACTTTGGAGCTGATATGCACGACACACCATCAAAAGCATCTTACATATCAGGAATATTCGCCTTTTTGATTGGACGCATTGCCGATATGTTCTCAAATGTAAATTGGGCTGATGTCGCATCGGTTACAGGTATTGTGATTGGTGTCGCCACCTTTCTTGTGAATTGGTATTACAAGAAAAAAGATTTTGAATTAAAAGAAAAAGAACTCGAACAACGGATCCATCATCATGATTAAACGTTCTGCCAAATACATCTGCGCCATATCTGCCGTTGTTGGACTGGTGATTGCCACTCATGGGAATGAAATTCGAACATCAGAAAAAGGCTTGTTACTGATTGGCAATGCCGAGGGTTGCATGAAACAGCCCTATCAATGCCCTGCTGATGTTTTAACAGTCGGCATAGGCATAACCGATGCCGTTGAAAAAATCGACCGAAATAAAATTTACACCTTACAAGAAATTGCCGAGTTATACGTAAAGGGCATTAAACAATCAGAAAAATGCGTTAATCAATATGCCAACGGGCAAACCATGCCACAAGGCGCATTTGATGCCTTAGTGTCCATCACCTTTAACGTAGGATGTGGCAAATTAAAAAATAGCTCACTTTTTAAAATGGCACGCCAAGGCTACAACAAAGCTATGTGCAGTCAGTTTGAGCGTTGGATTTACGCAGCAGGAAAACCGCTAAAAGGATTAATTGAACGCCGTCAAAAGGAGAAAAACCTATGTTTAATTTCTTAACCGCCAAAGAACGAGGCATTTTACTTATCGGGCCAATACTGCTTGTACTCCTCATTATTTTTCTGGGATTTGAGGCTAATTATTGGCGAAAAGAAATGCTCAAAGAAGAACAGCTAAAACTAAAATGGCAAAACTCTTACATTGAGTTAAATCATAGCGTTCAAAATTTTGCCGAACAGCAAGCACAGCTTATCCAAGCCGTAAACAACCTCAAAGCAAACCAAAATCAACAAACACAGGATTTAAAAAATGTACTTAAATCAAACCAAGATTGGGCTGACCGCCCTTTGCCTGATGATGTTAAACGCGTGCTCAACTCAGCAGGAAGTCATTAAATCACCGATTCTTTGCCCGCAAACCACGGAGTGCAGCGCGTATTCGCCACAAATTCGCACCAATGGCGAATTAGCTGAAGCCTATTTACAGACACAGCACCACCTTGATTTATGCATCATTGAAAACTCGAGTTTAAAAAAATGCATGGATGAATTTAATAAAAAGGAACAGCCATGACAGATCAATTCGACCGAGCACAACAGCTTGAAGAAATGCAACGTGAAATCGCCCTGAAAAAACACCGCACTTTTAAAGCAGTAAGCCGCCTTTATTGTGAAGATTGTGATGCCCCCATCCCAGAAAAACGCAGACAAATGATTCAAGGTGTAACACGTTGCTTGACTTGCCAACAAAGATTCGAAATGCAACAACGGAATTTTCGAAAATGAAAAAGCCCAACCAACTGCGCAAAATACTTGAACAAAGCCATCCCGATTTTGTAAAAAATCCCGACCATCTACAACTTTATGTGGACGGTGGGCAAATCGTCGCAACAGGTGCCGCATCATTTAGTTTTGAATATCGTTATACACTCAATGTTGTAGTGACTGATTATGCAGGCGATATTGCCACCTTGATTGTGCCAATGATGGCTTATCTCCGCACAAATCAACCTGAAATATTAGAAAATCCACAAATTCGAGAGAACGCATTTAAATTCCAGGTGGATTACAACAATAACAACACCGCAGATATTAGTTTCGAAATCCAACTCACTGAACGTGTTGTGTCGAAAAAAGACGGTAATAACGTGCAGATCCATTACGCAAAAGAACCAGTATGGGACGAACCAACCCGAGTAAAAGTCTATTTGGAAAACTGGGAATCATTAATTTTTGAGGGTGATATACAGAAAATATGAGTGATGATGTTCAGAAAATTAAAGTCGCTTTGGCTGCCTTATTAAATAATATCAGTAAACCTCGCAGACGATTACTTTATCAACAAATAGGTCGAGAACTTGCAAGAAATCAACGCCGAAGAATCAAAGCCCAACAAAATCCTGACGGTTCACCTTATGAACCTCGTAAACCAAGAAAACAATTTGGCAAAAAGAAAGGGCGAATTAAACGCCAATTAATGTTTAGAAAATTGGTCACGCCAGCCCACATGAAATTACGTTACCAAGAAGAAGGAATTTCACTCGGTTTTTATGGTGGAGATGCTGCGATTGCTGCAGTGCATCAATATGGCTTACATTCTAGCCCATCTAAATATAAAGATTTCAAGGTGCTATATGCCCAGCGTGAATTACTGGGCTTTACAGAAGAAGATATTGAAATGATTGAAAGATTTGTGCTTAGAGCTATAGCGGGTAAAGAATTTTAATTAGATTAATTTACAATTTATGCTCTTTAGCAATACGTTTACGTTCAATTTCTGCTTTGATTTGTTCGGTATCTCCACCAAAAAACCAAGCAACAGTAAAGAAAATAACGATTGCAGCCAAAAGCCAAAATAGCCAACTATTTAAATAAATAAGAGGTGCAAGCAAAACAAGCATTATTGCTAACGTGATATACCAGAAATTAATCGCTAAAGATAATGCGCCAACAAAAATATAACTAAATGCGGCTAATACTGCAGTACCAAATGCAATAAGTAAACCAACAATAATTGGCAAACCAATGAGCAAAACAAAAATTTCCATCGTTCTCTCCCTGTTAAGTTTGTTCATTATTTGTTCCTCATTCCTAAAATGTCAAGAAAAAGTGGGTAAAAATGAAAAATTTAGAGCTTAAAGTAATTCTAGGTGCAGTTGATAAACTCACAGCCCCTTTAAAAGGTGTGCAAAAACAAATGGATAATTTGCAATCTAAAGTAAAAGGTGCGACCAATGAACTCAATAAACTAAAACAACAAAATAAAACCGCTGATTCATTTAAAAATTTGCAAAACTCACTGCAGCAAAATAATCAGAAATTAGTTGAAGCACGAGAAAAAGCAAAAAAATTAGCCGAACAACTACGCAATACTGCCGCACCGACAGCCGCACTTAAACGCCAAGTCACAGAAGCACATAAAGCAGCACATAAAGCAGCGCATAAAATGGCACAAGTGCAAGAAAATCAGCGTAAACAATTAAATAAACTCCGCCAAGAATTAAAACTTGGGGGCTTTAACACATCAAAATTTAAGGAAAGTCAGGAAAAACTTAAACAACAGCTTAGTCAATCCACGGCCGCCATTGAAAAACAAAATGCAGCCATGAAAAAACTGCAACAGCGACAAGCAAGAAACCTAGCTTATCGAAATAGCGTAGATAATTTAAAAACGAAAAGTGAGCAATTAAAGGGATTTGGGCAATCTGCCATGATCGCAGGAACAGCAGGCAATGCGCTCACTGGTATAATGCTTAAACCTGCATTAGATTTTGAACAAGATTTTTCTAAGGTGCAAGCTTTAACTGGGTTAAATAAAACTGATCCAAAGCAAGCGGAACAACTTGCACGGCTGCGCCAACAAGGGATTCATCTCGGTGCAACAACATCCTTTACATCAGGAGAAGTCGCACAAGGTCAAGGTTATTTGGCGATGGCGGGATTCAATGCAGACCAAATCGAAAAATCAATGCCTGCTATTTTAGCAATGACAAAAGCCGCAGGCATCGAAATGGGGCGAGTTTCAGATATTTCATCAGATATTTCTTCTGGCTTTAAAATCCCTGCCGATGAAATGGGGCGTGTAGCAGATGTGCTTACTGCAACATTTAGTGGATCCAACACAACCTTAGAAGGCTTAGGCGATACAATGAAATATTTAGGTCCAATTGCCACGGCAACAGGTCAAGACTTTGAAACCATGTCAGCAATGGTAGGGTTGTTAGGCAACGTAGGGATTAAAGGCACTCAAGCAGGGACATCATTACGTTCTGCCATGCTCAGACTTTCCGCTCCTCCTAAAGCGGCAGCAAAAGCATTGAAAAAATTAGGCGTATCCGCAAAAGATAGTCGTGGCAATATGCGTGCGCTTACCGACATTTTAGTTGATGTAGAAAAGAAAACTGCCAAAATGGGATCTGGCGACAAAATGGCTTATTACAAGGACATTTTCGGTACAGAAGCTGCGACAGCTATGGTTGAATTAGTTGGACAGGCAGGCATCCACGGCATTCAAGAAATGACGGAAAAATTAAAAAATTCCGCAGGTCGTGCAGAGCAAGTCGCGCAAGTTATGGCGGATAACTTAATGGGGGATATAAAAAATCTAGAGTCTGCGCGTGAATCCGTAGGCATTGCGATCTATGATACTATTTCAGATGATATTCGAACCGCAATACAGTCGGTAACCGAAATAGTGCGAAAAGTGAACGAATGGATAAAAGCGAATCCTGAACTTACTCGACAAATTGTTAAATGGAGTGTATTAATTGCAGGAGGTATTACAGCATTAGGTGCATTAAGTATGGCATTTAGTTTTCTGTTTTATCCTGTTGCACGCATTTTATTAGGTGTCGGGCGTTTTACAGGCATTAATCATTTATTAAGTCAATCATTAAAAAAAGTCTCTGTTGAAAGTTTAAAGGCAAATAAACATTTATTTTCTTATAAAACCACCCTCAATTCAGCTAAAACAGGAACTGTCATGTTTTATGGCGGATTGAAAAAAATGCCGAGTGTCTTTGTTAAACTCATTAAAAAGATGAGACACCTCTCATTTTGGCTAAATGGACTAAAAACAATACTTCGTATTGCTTTTGCACCTATTAGAATGCTCTTTATGGGATTAACGTCAATCATAGGTTTTCTCCTTTCTCCAATAGGTTTACTCGCTGCTACATTTGTCGCGGCAGGTGTGATGATTTATCGATATTGGGATAAAGTGCGGTCATTTTTCGGCGGTTTTTGGGAGGGCTTAAAATCAGGTCTCGCCCCCGTCCTTGAAAAATTCCAACCGCTTGGCACTGCATTTGGTGTGGTCGTTGGCTGGATTGAAAAAGCGGTAAAATGGTTTACTGATTTATTGTCTCCAGTACAAAGTACTAAAGAAGATTTAGAAGCTGCAGCCAGTGCAGGTAAAAAATTTGGCGAATGGATAGCAGCAGGTATTGATTTAGCTCTAAAACCTTTGGAGCTATTACAAAATGCTATTCAATGGGTAATAGATCATATGCCGAGTGTCAGTAGTATCGCTAATACACTTATACCCAAAAAACATGCAGAGCAACTCAGCGAAACAGCTAAGATGGCAGCAAATACAGGCTTTTCCAACGGCGGTTACACTGGCAATGGCGGCAAATATCAACCAATGGGCATTGTTCACGGTGGCGAATATGTGATGACCAAAGAAGCCACATCACGCCTTGGCGTCAATACACTCAACGCCCTTAATTACGGCAAACAAGCACTTATTGCGGGCGGTTTAGGTATCAGCGAACTGCCGCCCCTGTGCAAGTTGATACTCGTGCGCCCATTTCTGCTCGTCCAATGATTGCACAAACCAGCCAACCAATGAGCGTAAATATTACTGTCAATGCTGCACAAGGCATGGACGAACGAGCCATTGCACAGCAAGTGGCAAAAGAAATACAACGCATCGAAAACCAACGCCAAGCAAGAGCGCGGAGTTCCATGTGGGATAGAGCATAATAAAAGGGCGAAAGCCCTTTTTTAGTTGCACATTGCAGAAAATAGTTTTATATTTCTTTAAAAAATTGTAAACTTCGCAAACTTTTATTCTTTGGTGACTTATGACAAATCTATCATTAAATCCTATTTTTGAAAGTTTTGCGCCAATTTTTAAGCAATTAAAAGTCGCAGCGATGTCTGCGTTATTTATTGCGCCATTGGCAATGAATCATCCTGTTCATCACTCAACACACACAGTAAATATTTTCAGTGTTAAAGCGGATGAAAACAAATCGCTCAATCAACAAGATATAGAAAAGATTATTGATATGGTGAAAGCTGTTTCTGCTATCACTGACTTTGTTATTGCGTCAATTACGCCAGAATCATTAAGTTATATTGATTTAAATGATGTTCAAAGACTGGAAAATGAAATTAACAAATATGATGGTTTAGCTCACAATATTATAGCTAACAATAAATCTCCAGAATTATCAACAACACTACAATCATTCAGCAATAAAATGCATACACTTTGCAATATGATGAAATCAGAAAAATATAAACAACAATCAGATGAAGTGGTTTTATCACGCGTTTATCACAAATCTGAAGATGCAGGGTATACCTACAAATCGTCACATTCTTTTGATGATTTCAAAAAAGCAGTGATGATGTAGGATAACAAATGAAGATTGAGTTATCGAAACAATTCAAAGAAGGGCGTTTAAACACGCCCTTTTTTAAAGACATTCAAGCGATGTCAGATGAAGAATTGAAGCTCATCTTTGATTTTATGCAATCCATTGAACAAGGAAAACGATTAAGAGGTAAAAATAAACCATCTTGGATTGATGACAATCTCAATGACATTCCAAATACCGAAGTTTATCAAGAAAATAATATTTGGCATTATCATTGCGGGCCTTATGCTAATAGCACTAGCTATTGCCCAATGAGCGACCTAAAAATGAATTTGAACGGAGAAACATCTGGACCTGTAATTCATTACCAAAAAATATCAGATGAACATATTGTGATTATAGCGTTCTCACCACAACATGAGCCATTCCCTCGTGCATGGGATACTCCAAATCCAATCATTGATCGAACAGAATAAGCAAGTAGCCTGACTTGCTTTTTTGTTACCTACTATTCCACACTCGCCCCCACTCGCCACACCGCACAATATTGCCAACAATAAGGCATTTTCTTTAACTGTGAATGCCTATGTCTGCTGAATTACAACGAAAACTCGACAATATTATCCGCTTTGGGGTAATCGCTGAAGTGAATTACGCCACCGCACGTGCTCGTGTAAAGAGCGGTGATATTCTGACAGAGTTTTTACCATTCATCACACCTCGTGCGGGAACAACTAAAACATGGTCGCCGCCTACGGAGGGCGAACAATGTGTGATGTTATCGGTTAGCGGTGAATTTACTACTGCCTGCATATTAGTTGGGCTTTACACACAAAACAGCCCTAGCCATTCAGCCGATGAACACGTCATTGAATTTGCTGACGGAGCCAAAATCACTTACAACCAATCAAGTGGCGCATTGGTTGTCACAGGCATCAAAACCGCCAGTATTACTGCCGCTAATCAAATTGACATTGACTGCCCCACTATCAATATCAAAGGCAATGTGAATATTGACGGTTCTTTATCAACCACAGGCACAAGCACCACAAAAGGCAATATCAGCACACAAGGCAGTGTGACCGCAAGCGGTGATATTAAAGGTGGAGCGATTAGTTTACAAAACCATGTTCACGTTGAACAAGGCGATGGCCAACGAACCTCTAACGCAAAGGCATAGCATGAATCGATACACTGGCGAAACATTAAAAAACGAAAGCGACCACATTAAACAATCCATTGCCGATATTTTGCTAACGCCAGTTGGCTCGCGCATTCAGCGGCGTGAATATGGCAGTTTAATTCCAATGCTAATAGACCGACCAATTAGCCACACATTGTTATTACAACTCGCAGCTTGTGCCGTCACCGCAATTAATCGCTGGGAACCACGCGTACAGATCACACAATTTAAACCAGAGTTGGTTGAAGGTGGTATTGTGGCAAGCTATGTCGCACGCAGTCGTAAAGACAACCAAGAAATGCGAAACGAAAAACTATTTTTAGGACATAAACAATGAGCGAATTAGTCGATTTATCAAAACTAGATGCACCGAAAGTGCTAGAAGATTTAGATTTTGAAAGTTTGCTCGCAGACAGAAAAGCGGAATTTATCGCGCTTTTCCCACAAGATGAAAGAGCATTTTGGCAAGCACGATTAAGTTTAGAAAGTGAACCTATCACTAAATTATTACAAGAAGTGGTTTACTTACAGTTGATGGAAAGAAACCGCATCAATAACGCGGCAAAAGCCACAATGTTAGCCTATGCAAGCGGTTCAGATTTGGATGTGATTGCCGCCAATTACAATGTAAAAAGACAAGTCATTCAAGAGGCGAATAATAATGTTACGCCTAAAATCCCCGAAATTTTAGAAGATGACACCTCATTAAGATTGCGCACGCAATTAGCCTTTGAGGGGCTTTCTGTAGCGGGTCCTCGCTCTGCTTATATCTTCCACGCGCTCTCTGCACACCCTGATGTTGCAGATGTGTCGGTGGTTTCCCCTCAGCCCGCTAATGTTACCGTGACGATTTTAAGCCGTAATGGTCAAGGCGAGGCAGAGGAAAGTCTTTTAAATGTGGTTCGAGCAAAACTTAACGATGATGACATCCGCCCTATTGGCGACCGCGTTATTGTCCAAAGTGCGGTAATCCAATCCTACGAAATCCGAGCCAAATTACATCTTTATCGTGGTCCTGAATACGAACCCATCAAAGCCGCCGCATTAAAAAAATTGACGGCTTACACCAAAGAAAAACACCGTTTAGGGCGAGACATTAGCCTATCAGGTATTTATGCCGCATTACACTTAGAAGGTGTACAACGGGTAGAACTTATCTCTCCTACCGCCGATATTGTGCTACCAAGTTCAAAATCAGCCTACTGCACGGCAATTAATTTGGAGATCGTGACAAGTGATGATTACTAATCATTTACTGCCGATAGGCTCAACCCCATTAGAAAAACGTGCGGCAGAAATTCTAAAAAGTGCGGTAGAAAATCCCATTGTTATTGCAGATTTAATCAACCCTGAACGCTGCCCCACCGAATTACTGCCTTATTTAGCCTGGGCATTTTCGGTGGATAAATGGGATGAAAACTGGACAGAAGAAGTTAAACGCATTGCGATTAAACAATCTTATTTTGTACACAAACACAAAGGCACAATTGGTGCAGTAAAACGTGTGGTTAAGCCAATAGGCTATCTCATTGAACTGAAAGAATGGTTTCAAACCAACCCACAAGGCACACCAGGAACATTTAGCTTAACCGTAGAAGTTTCTGAAAGTGGCTTGAATGAACAAACCTATAACGAACTAGTGCGGCTTATTAATGATGTAAAACCCGTCTCAAGACATCTCAATCAGCTCGCTATCGCAATCTCACCAACAGGGGCACTCAGAACCTTTATTGGTCAACAATGCGGTGAAATCATCACTATATATCCACAATAGGAATATTTATGGCATCACAATATTTTGCAATATTAACCGACTACGGAACACATGCTATCGCTCACGCATTAAGCCAAGGGCAACCGTTGCAACTCGCCAAATTTGCTGTGGGTGATGGCAATGGACAGGCGGTCACACCAACGGCGAGCGCAACAGCTCTCGTACATCAAACGCACATTGCACCAGTCAGTGCCGTCTCTCTCGACCCTCGCAATAATAAACAGGTGATCGTTGAATTAACCATCCCTGAAAATGTCGGCGGTTTTTACATAAGAGAAATGGGCGTATTTGACTCACAAAATAAACTCATTGCCTACGCAAACTGCCCTGAAAGTTTTAAACCAACAGAAAGTAGTGGCAGTGGTAAAGTCCAAGTATTGCGGATGATCTTAAAAGTAGAATCCTCTAGTGCGGTAACATTATCCATTGATAACAGTGTGATTTTTGTCACCCGCCAACAAATGGCACCAAAAACCATTACTGCCACAACGCAAAATGGATTTGATGAAAGCGGACACACCCACGAAATAGCCAAGGCAAACACCACACAACAAGGGATAACCCAACTCTATTCGGGATATGAGTCGGAATCCGAAGATATGGCTGCCACCCCGAAATCGATTAAGTTACTAAAAGCATTTATTGATGCGCTTACACGCAATCTCTCTAATTACATCCCCAATAGCAAAAAATCCTCTGCCGTAAATAGCAATAGCGCAGACACCGTCGCAACCAGTGCCGCGGTTAAAGCCACTTATGACAAAGCAGTTGAAGCCGAAGATCTTGCTAATACAAAATGGACAGCAAAATCAGCAACAGAAACAGAGCCAGGTATTTTGCCAATATCGCATAAAACAGATGGAACAGATAAAAACAAATTTGCATCTGAATATGCGGTGGGCGAGGCTGCTAAAAAAGGCTTGCCTTTAGGTGCAGTAGTATCATTTCCACGCGCGGTGACCAATCCCGTCGGTTTTTTACGTGCTGACGGCTCGACCTTTAATCAACAAACCTTTCCTGATTTGTATCAGGTGTTAGGCAACAGCAACAAACTCCCTGATTTACCCCGTAGCGATGTAGGCATGACGGCTTATTTTGCCGTGGATAATATTCCCACTGGCTGGATTGCCTTTGATGAGATTGCCACACAAGTTACCGAGCAACGTTACCCTGAGTTATATCGTCACTTAGTCGGTAAATATGGCTCAATTGCTAGTGTGCCTAAAGTAGCAGATAGATTTTTGCGTAATGCGGGAAATGGGCTATTTGTAGGGCAAACGCAAGAGGATGAGTTAAAACGACATGTGCATAGAGTACCGATAGACTACGATTCTTGGTTTAATCACTCAAGTCAAGGACGGAATAATTCGTATTTTGATTATACAACATTTGCTCAGTCTTCAGATTTGTGGAGCACCCTTGGTTATGACAATGCAGATGGAGATAATGGCTTTGTGTTCCCAAAAGATACCTCTCAAATGGCAACAGGTGGCGATGAAACTCGCCCCAAATCATTAATCCTCAAATTATGCATCAAAGCCCTTAATAGTTTTGATGATGTGGTCTTTTGGATTAAATCCCACGGCGAGGTAACTAATGCTGGTGCACTTGATGCAGGGCGATTAGCACAAGAATTACAAGGCAAAGCAGACCGTAATCATACGCACACGGCTAGTCAGATTACTGATTTTAATCAGGCTACCTCTCAAATTATTAATGCTGTAATTACCTATCAAAAAATCGGTAACGTTGAAATTAGAAAATATCCTGATGGGACGATGATTCAAACAGGTTTAATTGTTTTTACTCGAGGCGGTACTACTGTGCATACAGATATCGTGCTGCCGATTGCATATGTAGATAAAGAGTATCGATGTTTTATTACAGAACGATACGAATCAAGGGCAAGCAGTAAGGGAGAATATAACTGGGTATTTATGCAATCCAAAACGAACACAACAGCGACAGTAACAAGCTGGTATTTAGGGGCTGCAGATTGGATGACTATTGGGAGATGGAAATAATGACAATCTATTACAAAAATGGCTTTTTTGATGACGCAGACGGCGGTTTTGTACCCGAAAGTGCGGTGGAAATTAGCCAAGATAAATATATTGAGCTACTTAATGGACAATCTCAAGGCAAGCAAATCATCGTAGATAAAACAGGCAATCCTGTATTAATTGACCCCCAACCCAGTGCGGCACACGAGTTAAATCTTGACACACTTACGTGGGAAATTTCAGCCGAAAAACAAACCGCACTTTTTGCACAACGAAAAGAAGGATTACTCAATAAGTTAGCGGACAAAGCCGACCAACTTAAAAATGGATTACTGGCGGGCTATCCACAGACGGAAATTGAAAGTTTTTACCGTCAAGAAAAAGAGGCTCTCGCGTGGCAAGCCGACCACAACACACCGACACCGATGCTTTCACAAATCGCCCAAAATCGTGGTGTGCCGCTCGAAATACTCATTGAAAAAGTGATTGAGAAATCTGCTCAGTTTGCTGTGGTGATTGGCATCATCATTGGGCAACGTCAGGCATTTGAAGACCGTTTGCTCGCTTTAAAAACACCCGAGGAATTAACCTCACTTGAACAGGAGATTGAGCAATGGCAATTAAACGCAAATTAACACGCTATGGCTATCACGTGATTATCGCCATAGACCAACTGTTTAACGCCCTCACAGGCGGCGCCGCAGATGAAACCCTCTCCAGTCGCACTTATTGGGGGGCAATATTAGCCGAGAACCCGAAAAAACGCTGGCGAGTGTTATATCGTTTCATCAACGGCATTTTCTTTGACCGCAATCACTGCAAAACAGCTTATGAAAGTGAGATTTCAGGCAAACAGCACGATGCACGATTTAATAAGTTATCAAAAATACAGTAATTGTTTTTCAAATTAAAACGGCGGGTAATCCTGCCGTTGTTTATTTTCTCCAATACACCGTGAACTTTGTTAGTTTAAATACCACAACGCCAGTCGCTACCACTGGCTTTTAAATCCTTACAAAATAGCCCTATCTCAACAACAGGGCTAAAATTATGACTGATGAATATCTCCATGGGGTCAAGGTAACGGAAATTTCCGAAGCCTTGCGAACACTCACCACATCATCCACTGCAGTTATCGGTTTAGTGGCAACCGCACCAGATGCAGATGCATCGGTTTTCCCACTCAACAAACCTACGCTTTTAACTGGCATCACGGCTGAAATGCAAGCCAAAGCAGGTAAACAAGGCACGCTATCTCGTGCGCTAGATGGCATTGCGGACATTGTGAATTGTAAAGTTGTCGTCATTCGCGTGGAAGAAAACGAAGATGAAAGCACCATGAAAGCCAATGTGATCGGAACCGTAGATAACGAAGGCAATTACACTGGCTTAAAAGCATTCCTCGTGTCTGCTGCAGTTTGTGGTGTCAAACCTCGTATTTTCTGTATCCCGAAATACGACAGCCAAGACGTAACCACTGAATTGTTAAGCGTAGCGAAAAAACTCAATGGCTTTGTGTATGCCTCTTGCGGCACAGCAAAAACCAAAGAAGAAGCAGTGACATACGGTCGCAATTTCTCACAACGTGAACTAATGCTGATTTTCGGTGATTTCTTATCATTTAACCCAAACACCAAACAAACCGAAGTGGACTATGCCGTTGTTCGCGCTGCCGCAATGCGTGCATATCAAGATAAAGAATACGGCTGGCATACCTCAATCTCAAACAAAGGTTTAACTGGCGTAACGGGTGTCACTAAGCCGCTTTCTTTCGATATTAACGACAGAGCAACCGACGTGAACTATCTCAACGAACAAGGCATTACTTGTTGTGTTAATCACAATGGCTTTAAGTTCTGGGGATTACGCACTCGTTCGGCAGATAAATTATTTATCTACGAAAACTACACTCGCACGGCACAAGTGTTGAAAGACACCATTGCACAATCCTTTGACTGGGCGATGGATAAAGACATTTCCGTGAATCTTGTAAAAGAAATCGTGGAAGCGATCAACGCTAAATGGCGCGAATACACCAACAAGGGCTATCTTGTGGGCGGTAAGGCTTACGTGAAGCGCGAGTTAAACACTGCTGCCACTTTAAAAGACGCCAAATTATTAATTGGTTATGATTATGCCGCTGTGCCACCGCTTGAACAGCTTGGCTTTGAACAACGCGTGAGCGATGAATATCTTGTGGAATTGGCGAACAACATTGCGAAAGTAGGAGCGTAAAAAATGGCATTACCTCGTAAACTCAAATTAATGAATTTTATGGCTGACGGTAATTCTTACCGTGGCCAAGTCACCGAAATCACCTAACCCAAATTAGCCATGAAACTGGAAGAATACCGTGCAGGCGGCATGTTTGGTCCAGTAAAAGTGAATTTAGGGGTAGAAGGCTTGGAAGCGCAATTCAAGATGGGCGGTTATATGACCGAACTTATCAAAGAATTTGGCGGAAAAATTGACGGCACAGCATTACGTTTTGCGGGTGCCTATCAACAAGACGACACCGAAGAAGTCACGGCAATCGAACTAGTCATGCGCGGTCGTTTCAGCGAAATTGACAACGGCACCAGTAAATCGGGCGATGACACCGAACAAAGCTACACTGTGCCATTAACCTACTACAAAATCATCGAAAACGGCAAAGACCTTGTGGAAATTGACCTAATCAATTCCGTTTTCATTGTCGGTGGCACTGATCGTTTAGCTGAGCATCGTTCTGCAATCGGCATTTAATTCACACACCTTGCCCCGAAAGGGGCTTTTATTAAATCCCCCTCCCCTCTTTACAAAAAAAGAGGGATTTTAAAGGAAACATAAAATGAAAACAGAAAACACCAAAATCATCACCTTAACCACCCCTATTACTCGTGGCGAAAACCAAATCACGGAAATCACCGTCAATAAACCGACTGTGCCCGCATTAAAAGGCTTAAAAATGTTTGAAGTGTTGCAAATGGATGTGGACGCATTACAAGTTTTACTTGCACGTGTCACCACGCCTGTTTTACACAAATCCGACTTTGTTACCATGGAAGTGGCGGACTTCACCGAGCTTGCTGCGGCGGCTGTCGGTTTTTTAGGGAAGAACTCGGAAGTGGAAACCGAAGCGACCGAGTAATGATTGCCGCAACAGTGGAAGATGCTATGGCAGATATTGCCATCATCTTCCACTGGCAACCACAAGCCTTTGAGCAAATGACATTTTCCGAATTAATGCAATGGCGAGAAAAAGCACGAGAGCGAAATGAAACAGAAACTGATTGATTATTTATTAAATATGCCACGGCATATTATATGGCGTGGAATCTTTATTCTTTCCATTGCCTTTTGGTTGCTTGTGATTTTCGGCATTGCATTTCTCTTTCGCTAATTCATCAAGTGCGGTCAGAAATCATGGGATTTTTTGACCGCACTTTTCTTTAGGATTATTTATGTTCCAAAACTTCGCACTTGCCACATTGGGTATGTTTGTTTTTACTCGGCAAACCGTGCCTTTTCAAAGTTTAGACCGCACATCAAATTGGCGACATCCAACAAATTCTGTTGTTGGTAAAATGCCCAAAGCACAGTTCACAGGAAAAGAAAGCGAAACTGTCACGATTAGTGGCAGATTAATCCCCGAAATTACTGGCGGCAGATTTTCCATTAAAGCCCTGGAATTAATGGCAGACAGTGGCGGTGCATTTCCGCTTATTGATGGAGCAACCTTTGAAATTATCGGTTTTTTTGTGATTGAAAGCATGCAAGAAACCCGAACAGAGTTTTTTGACGATGGTGCACCTCGTGCGATTGATTTCAGCATGAGCCTAAAACGCACCGATGACCCCATGTTAATCGCCATTGCAGAGAGTTTAATGAGTAGCCTTTAATGTTTGATTTAAATCTTAACGACAATCACCGCACGCCCGCTTTTAAAGTGCAGATCACCACGAAAGACAAAAAACAGCAAGACATCACACAAGTAATTTCGAGCCGTTTAATTAGTTTATCTTTAACGGATAATCGTGGCTTAGAGGCGGATACACTCGATTTAGAATTATCCGACCATGACGGCAAACTCGCCTTACCGCCACGCAATGCCACAATCAGCCTTGCACTTGGTTGGAAAGGCAAGCCACTGATTGACAAAGGGCAATATTCCGTCGATGAAGTGCAATTTTCAGGCGGTGCAGGGTCGGCAGACCGATTAACCATCAGAGCAAGAGCGGCAGATTTAAAAGGCTCATTTTCCGAACAAAAAGAGCGGTCATTTGATAAAAAAACATTGGGCGAAATTATTGACACTATCGCCAAAGAAAACCAACTCAAAAGCCAGTGCGAGAAAAAACTGGCAAATACGTTTATCGCACACATTGACCAAACCAACGAAAGCGACATTAATCTATTAAGCCGACTAGCAGAAGAACACGGGGCAATGTGCACCGTTAAAAATGGCACGCTATTATTTATGCCGCTAGGACAAGGCAAAACCGCCACAGGCAAGCCGATTCCACGACGTAAAATCACTCGCAAAAGTGGCGACAACTACAATTTCTCTATCGCAGAAAGTGAAAACTACAAAGCCGTGCGGGCGTATTGGCATGATACGGACACGGGCAAGTGTGGCGAAATCACGGTGGATGAAAACACCAAGATAGTGAAAAAACAGCGTATGACGAAAGGCAGAACGCTGAAAAATGGCACCGTGAAAGGCAGACGATTAAGCAAACGCAAATACAACACTATTGAGTAACAAGAGCCAATCACCAGTGATAATGCGCAAATAAAATCACTCCGCCACACTTATGCAAGCGAAAGAACCGCCATCAACGCCGCCAAATCTGCCTTTGACAAACTCAAACGAGGCGTGGCAACATTTAGCCTAAATCTTGCCTTTGGCGAACCTGATTTAATCCCCGAAACACCCATTGAGCTTTCAGGCTTTAAAGCAGAAATTGACGCAACCAACTGGCTAATCACCAAAGTGACACACAATCTTTCAGACAGCGGACTCACGAGCCAAATTGAATGCGAATTGAAAGTGGAAGATGATGAGGTGGACGTGAAGAAAGTGAAAAAATAAAGCGGTCTATTGACCGCTTTCATATCTGATTTTAAAGTTTCTATTTTTTATTGTTTCTTTTCTTTATTTCTTTTATCTTCATATTCTTGAATTTCTTTTATCTTAGATTTCATACAATAATAATCAATAAAATAAAAAACAAAAGGGAGCAAAAGCGACAATGCTGTATCTTTATCCAAAAGTGGTAATACTTTATATTTATCTAAAAGCGACAATACTATATCTTTATCCAAAAACGACAATACTATATCTTTATCCAAAAACGACAATACTGTATCTTTATCTAAATAGAATAATTGATGTATATCTTTATGATTTTCACCATAAATATAATAAATCAACCAAGAAAAAGACACCAGAAAAGCAAAACAAAAAAGTGATGTTATAATCTTCTTGGACAATGTTTTATTTATGTCTACAACAAATAACATAAAACAAATGTAAAGGGAAAACCAAGAATAAAAATATTCTGCACAGAAAAGAATACTTTCAATAGCTATGATACCAACAATAAAAAATAAAATTCTTTTATATACTGATATAAATTCTAAAAATTTCTGCATTTAACGCTCCACTTTTTAATTAAAAAATGTTATATGACGTAATTGCATCATATAACCCCATTCTTAATGATAAAAATTTCTATGTGAGAAAACAAGGGAAAGTGCGGTTAGAATTAAGAGAAGTTTTTTCATTTTCTTAGGTTATCCAAATTTTATAGTGATACTGAAAAACGAACAGTGGATACACGTTAAGGGTAATCCTCACCACCATTCGGATATTTGCACCGCTTTAGTCGATTGATTGCCATCTGCCAGCCACGAAGAAAACCATATTTCCGCAAGGCTAAAATCGCATAGTTTGAACAGCTCAGTTCAAACCGACAGGCATCACGAATTTTTTGCGGTGCAAGATATTGATAAAGCAAGATAAGTTGAATGCTAAGCCAAGCCATCAATCATTTTTTTCACGTCTAAAAGTGATAACTTTATGAACTTTAGATGTTGTTTTCCCACCTGAAAAGCACCCTGCTGCTTCTTCAGTAGAAAAATCATCTATTCTGAAAAACTCCCAGCCTAATCTAGCCTGTTCATTCACCAGTTCTTGTAAATAGTCTGCTGCGGCAGTTTGAATGTTCTTTCTTTGCGCAATAATATGTGGCGCAGCTTGAATCATTTTATATTCGTATAACATAATAAATTTTCCTTAGGTTTGTTTTATTAAAATAAATCACCACTTCTTCATCTTCATTGACAAATACTCTCACAAGGCACGCCATCGTGGTCACGATCAAGCTTTTTCATACCACATTGCTTAAGATGAAACATTGCATCATCGCAACTTTCCATATCTCCACATACTCGCTTTCCATCATTACAACTAAATTGCTGTTCTGATTCAGAATTTGATTTTTTGTGCGCCTTAGCAAACACTGCAGGTGATACGGCAAGGGAAAGTGCGGTTAAAATTAAGAAAAGTTTTTTCATAGAATATTTCCTATAAAAAAGCCCGTTATAAAACAGGCATACAATAGAATTAAGATTTTGGACGAGTGAATAAAACAAATAAGCCGAGAATAATATCACCGATGACCCACAAGCCAAGAATCATGCTTAACCCCAAGCCAGTGCCGATTGCCGCACCCGCTTTTTCTGCATCGGTCGCTGCGCTATTTATCACTTCTGCGCCCCCGCCCAAACCAGTGAAAAGGCTATACACCATGAACAAGTTGAACAGAATAAACAACCATTTAAAAACCTTGCCCATAAAGGTGCGTTTAGGTTTTCTTAGTTGTTTACCACAAGACGGACATTTGAAAGCTTGATCACTTACTTGATTGTTGCATTCAGGACAGTTAATTAATGCCATAATATTTCCTTATGTTGTTGTTAATAAAGCTCTTTTATTTTATGGAGGAGGTTCACCACCGCTTCATCGTCAAACTAAACACCACGTGACCTAATCCACGATAGCAGCCGTTTTACCCAGCTTAGCCGTTGTTGTTCAGCCAGTAAATCACGCAAGTGGCAGGCAAATTCGTGCATTGCTTGCAACTCGGTTTCTTTCATTTCTTTAAAATAGTGTGACCCATAACATTTATCGGCATGTGTATTGATCACAAATTCAAGGTGCGCAGAACAATTACGCACAGCAAGAATTTCAGCTACTAATCTGGTGCGCGGAAAAGGGGCACCTTCTTTATGATAGATATTCGTGATGTTCACATCTCGCCCAGCAACCGTATTGTTATCGCCGACAATATGGTTTGACATGGCTTTATCTTTTAACATCTCGCCCTGCGACAATATTATTGTGTCCTATGATGGTATTATCTTTAGTATGAATGCTGTCATTGCCTTCATTTAAATCAAATACCTGAACACGTGGTTGCTCCATTGCACTTTTACCGCTAAAAAAAAATGTATCAATTCCCATCTGTTCTAACTTCATTAAGACAGATCTTTTCTCATCCCCATTCAGATTTCTGAACTTTTTTAATAATGCCCTTTCCTCATAATTTTCTGCAACAACGGACTTTTGGTTAGTTAACAAATAAAAAATATCAACCCCCAAATACCATAGTTTTATTAAAGTATCTGCATCAGGAGAACGTTTACCTAATTCATAATTAGAATAAGTGTTATATGCAATTTCAGCTTTTTCAGCCAATACTTTTTGACTAAATCCTAATCTGGAACGTTCCTCTTTTAAACGTTCGCCGTAAGAAATACTCCAAATATCTCCAAACATAAATAATTTCCTTTACAATACCTACAAATGTGGGTATTATTATTTCTAAAATATAAAGATCAATGATTGTTACTGATGATAACCAATTTAAGGAGCGTTGTATATGAGTGAAATTAAAGAAAATGCCACTGAGAAGCGGATGAGAAAAAAATTAGTACAGGTGCAAGTAGGGCTTTCCGACGATATTCGCACCGTCTTGCAGGAAAAATGTGCCGAATTGGGACAAACCGAAGCCGCATTAGTGCGGATGTTGGTGATGAAAGGACTACGCGAAATGGGCGCGATTAGTTAATCACGGCGCAGTGAAAGCCGAAGACCTGCTCCCGGATGTGGATTGGGAAACAATTTACGAAAGTCTGAAACAGGTGTTTGAAGGGAATTAAAGACTTTTAAACCAACGAACGAAACGAATGATTTCTTGTTTTATGCAGTGGCGTTCTTTGTAAGTGAATAAACCCATTAACAACGCATTTAAAAAACACAGTTGGCGTGGGTTAAAGGTGTAATCAAGCAGGGTAAGAGTGGGATTGTTACTTAATAAGATGAAATTAAGCCAAACAATTCCAGCAACAATAGACCAGTTAAGGATAAATATGAGAAATCGTAAAAATCGAGTCAGCATGGCATACCTCGTGGCGTTATTTTCAATGGTGTCGTTCTTTATAGTGTTGATTATCTTTTAATTTTAATAACCGTGCAATCCATATTGGGGAATGTGGAGAGTATAGGACAGAAGAAGGTGTGTGATATGGCTGTTGAAGTGTTATGTCCAAAGTGTAAAAAAAGTACCAGTACGAGAACATCAACTCAAATTACGCCGACATTAAAGAAAGCGATTGTGTATTGCCCAAACTGTTTGAATATGCTTGGCAAGATAACCATTAATTTTGATGAAGTTTATGATTTACATAAATCTCTCAATTTGGAATCGCTCACTTGGTCGGATTTTCCTAATGAAAGCAAAAAGAAAAATGCTGACGAAAGGCAAATTGATATTTTTGCAGATTGGAATGACTGGCCTGGGAACAAATAACCCTATCTATTTTTAATCCAAACAATTTTTAACCACCGTCGTTTGAAGAAATTCATTCGACAGGATTTTTGCAACCAAAATTTAGGAGTTTGAGCAAATGACAAGCAAAAAATATGTGTACAGCAAAGAAAAAAACACGCCGCGTAGCCGTGTGAATGTGTGGCAGTTAAACAAAACCGTACAAGCACAGGCTCACAACATTCAACTGTTACAACGGGCTATTTCGCACCAAGCAAACGTGAATGTACAACAAGTATTGCTGAATGAATCACTGAGTGATCGCATTGCGTTACTTGAAGAAGAACAGTGGGCTCGTGAACAAAGCATTTTCCAACGCTTTGCACGGTGGTTCCGTAAATAAATGAATGGGGGTGAGTGATGGCCTTAATGCCTTATTGCTTTGACGATGAAACGGAATCTGCCGCTGAAAAATGGTGCCGTGTTAATCAAGTAAAGGTGCCTGAAATCCGAAGTTTTGATGATGTGCTGCACTCGTTAAGCAAAAGCCAATTCCGTGTAGAACGAGAGTTTGACGGTTTACAACAAGGCTTTCGAGAAATGCTGTTGGAATTAGCCGATTTAGATTTTTCAGATTTACGTGCAGGGCATTTAACAGGCACTAAGCTCCATCACTACACAGAACAAGGACAACGCAAAATAGCCCGCGCACTACGTAAAGTGCGGTTACTTTCGGGAATGTTTTCACAAGGCGTAACAGAGCGGGAATTTACTCAAATTGATAAGACGATGGGGGAATAACAAATGGCAGCAATAATTTTAAGCCGTGGTGCTTTGTCTTTTTGTGCAAAAGATGTTTATCACAAGCTAGATAATGCGCAAGAACAATTGTTTGCTTATTTCTACCACTTAGATAAGGGCGATGAACAATCAGCGAATACGGCATTTAGTGAATATATCCGTTTGGGCGATATTGCAATTCAAGCGAAACGAGAATTAATGAAAAAACACGCCGAATGGGCGGACTGGAGAGAAAAAAGAAAATGACAAGTTGTTTAGTGATGTTTTTCGTGGTGGTGTTTGCTGCTCTTGGCGTGGCTATGACGGTAATGGGATTAATTGAGTTTATTACGAACGTGCTAGATAGCCGTTGGTAAAGGAGAAGAAGAATAATGGAAAACAATATTTATATCACCCTAGATTGTGGCGCAACGCTAGAAATTTTACCCATCGGCACTCGTTTTCAAGTGGTTGAAGTGATTGGCGATCAAGATAGTTGGTATGGCAAACAAAAAACAAGAACGGTGGGCAATTTACACAACACAATTTGGGGTGCAATCGAAGAAGTACGCCGTTATGACTTAGCTCAATATGAAATGTTGAGCTTGGAAGAATTACTCAGTGCAGTGAGTTCGACCAACAACAAAATCAAAGAATATTTTGAATATCACAGTGAATATTTAGCCAATACGGCAATGTAAGGATTCTTGATGATGAACTGGGAACTTGAGTGTAATGCCAATCTTGCCAAACGTGAGCAAGCGATGGCAGATGCACGTGCAGTGATGATGCAAAGTGCGGTGAATTTTGACCGCACTTTCGATACTGCTCAAGCAACATCGGCGCAAATGGAATTATTTTCTGTTGCGCCGCACCAGTTCGATTATGTTGAAAAACTGCTTTCTGCGCTCCCTCGCAAACGCCAACGTGAGCATTTTCGCCATGTGTGGTTGCGTGCGTTCAACGGCTTGAAAGATGATGGCTCTATTGGGTTTAAATTCGGCAATAAACAGGCGGCGTATGCGAATACCTATTTGCGTGAAATCCTCACCAATCGCCTGAAAGCCGTTTTTCAACATTATCACATTAGCCTTGATTGGTTGATTGACCGTGATACGCATTCACAAGTGGTCGCACTTTCCAAAGGCAAAAAGGCGGCTAACTTTCCGTTTTATTTGTTAAGTGAATATCAGCTAAAAGAAATGGCAGACAAATTATCCATGTTGTTTACGAAATTACAGTCCGATTTTGTCACCGAACAAGCCAAGCGGAAAGAACGTGGGGAAATATCTCTTGATGATTTCACCGCACTTTCTCGTGACCTTTATCGCTTAGTGGGCGAAGTGTGTGCGGATATTGGTTTTCCGTTAAAACACTGGTTCGCTTATCAAGATAACCGTTTCTTAGATGTGAATGACATTGAGGTTGATCTGAATAAATCAGTTTGCACAAAACATTGGAAACGCCAACTTACTACGGCACAAAAACGATTGAAAGAACATGTAGAGATTGGCTGTGGTGCAGTATCGGCAAAAGTGAGTCCTTATGTCTCTCAAACCGCATTTAATGATTACCGTGCGCAACGTGCAGATAACCTCGAATATCTGCAACAAATGGTGTTGGAAAATCTAGACGATAGCACCGAACAAATGCCGTTGATTGAAATGTGGAAAAAATCGGTAGCAAATCCTGCTATCCGTTTTCAGGAAACCATGAACCGCTTGCGTGGTATTGATGAATGGGCGATAGAAAATTCATTTGTGTCACTCTTTCTTACGCTGACTGCCCCATCCTCTTTTCACGCAACGCATGAAACAGGCAAAAACAATAAAAAATGGCAAGGTGCAAGCCCTCGTGATACGCAACGTTACTTAAATAAAGTGTGGGCACAGTTGCGCGCACAGTTTGCCAAACGTGGAATCGGTTTTTTCGGCTTTCGTGGCGTTGAACCACATCACGATGGCACACCGCATTGGCACTTGCTGATGTATGTACAACCTGAACATAAAGATGACGTTATTCATTTATTCCGCAAGAAAGCGTTGGAATTAGATGGCGATGAATTTGGGGCGAAAAAATACCATTTCAAAGTAGAAGAAATTGACCCAACCAAAGGTTCTGCCATTGGCTATGTAGCGAAATACATCGCCAAGAATATCTATGCAGGTAAGCAAGGCAAAGAAATGTCCGATGAAGTAGAAAATCTGACATTACTTGAAAACGTGCAACGTGTCAGTGCGTGGGCAAATCTTTGGGGCATTCGTCAATTCCAGTTTTACGGTACACCGTCAATTTCGACGTGGCGTGAACTTCGCAAAATTGATGATGCCATGGCAGCAACTGCGGACGATGAAGTATTGGATATTGGTCGTACCGTGGCTGATGTGAGTTGCTTTGGTAGTTATTTAAAAGTGCAAGGTGGCGCAATGACAAAACGTTGCGACCAACCAATTTGTATTGAGTATGAGGAATGCGAACCGAATAAATACGGGGAGATTCGTAAGAAAATTGTGGGGGTAAAAAACAGATTCACAGAAAAGAAAATCATCACCAAGTTAAAAAACTGGGTGATTAAATCAGCGAAAAGTGCGTTGGGTTCCACCGCACTTAATTCGGAGTCCACCGAAACAAACAAGGCGCATCGCGCCGCTTGGACTTGTGTCAATAACTGTAACCGTTCAAAAATTGAACAGCAAGCAAGTATATTGATGTTGCCTATTGGTTCGCCATTAAAACCGTCACAAATTGACCTTTTAATGCGCCATGGACGGTTACGGCTTAATGACTATCGGTGGATTTGTTGTGAAAACGATGAAGTTTTCATTAAAGAAGAAAAAATTCCGTTGGCTCAAGCCTTTGGTTGGGGCGAGAGCTTGGGGGATTTTAGGAATCATTAATTAAATGTAGGTGAACTATGAGTAAATTTTTAAAATTAAATTTCGTGAAAGAAAATTTTATTATGGGAAAAAATAGCAAAACATCAAAACTTGAGCATGTAAGCGATGGTTATGAGCATTTAGAAATGTATCTTAATGCTGATCTAATTTCCTATTTTATAGAATGCGAGGATATTCCTTGCGATGGTTCTAGCCGTTCTGATGATGATTTTTCAGAAATCCTGGAAACAGGAACAATCCTGTGGCTTTTAGAGGATGGAATAAAAGCAGTTGATGAAATTTGTGAGCGTTTTTACGAAAGCAATATAACAAGTGATTATTCAACAAGTAAAGGCGCAAACTTTGTTTTGGTTGCAAATACGGTTGAAGATATTTTGGCGCAGTTGAAAAATTAGAGGAAATAAAAATGGCAGACTTACAACAGCTTATAAAAAACATCGAACAATGGGCAGAAGATCGCAATTTGATTGAGGGTTCTACACCGAAGAAACAATTCATTAAATTAATGGAAGAATTTGGTGAGCTATGCAGTGGCGTAGCAAAAAATAAACCAGATGTAATTAAGGATAGCATTGGGGATTGTTTTGTGGTGATGGTGATTTTGGCTAAGCAAAATCATATTGATAGCGTTTTAGAAACAATTAGTAATCTAGATTCATTTCAACCTGTTTTTAAATTAGACGTTGAAGAAATTATCGCGGAAACAGTCGTTAGCCTTGGTATGCTCGCAAGTGAATTAATGGGTCAAAACCTAGAAATGCCGACAAAAGTTGATGCTATATTCGGGTGTCCTTGCGTATCACTTAAATTAATTAGCAGAAAATATAATTTAATGCTAACAGATTGTGTGCAAGCAGCTTGGGATGAAATCAAAGACCGCAAAGGGCGTATGATTGATGGTGTGTTTGTGAAAGAGGGGGATTTGTGATTACAGAAGAAAACACAACAAAATCCGAGCGCACTTTAACAATCAAGGAGGTTGCCAACCTCCTTAATTTAAGTTACAGCACCGTTTTTGCACATCGTTTTAAATGGGGCTTTTTCCAGATGGAAGGTTCGAAAGCTTGGCGAGTTTTTAGGGAAGATCTTGACCGTTGTAGAAAAAGAAAAAATAATGTCATCCGATTGGTTGGATTGACTGATATAAAAAATGGAGGAAAGAATAAATGTCAATCTACAAGAGAGGAAGTACATATTGGCTCGATATTACAACACCGAGTGGCGAACGAATTAGACGAAGCGCTGGGACTGAAGTAAAGAAAAAGGCTCAAGAATTACACGATAAGATCAAGGCAGAATTATGGGATATGGCGCACCTTAACAAGAAACCGCCTAAACTCTTTGAAGAAGCATTGTTATTATTTGTGGAAGACGCCAAGCTGAAAAAGGATTTTGATACTAACCGCAGACACGCCATTTATTGGCGTTCTGTTTTTGGCGGTTGGAAATTGAGTGATATTACAGGCGAAGATATTATGACTAATTTGCCGACATACTCAACCACTCATAAAAAACCATTGTCGCCATCGACAAAAAACCGCTATCGCACGTCCATTTTACGAGTGCTTTCACTGGCTTATAAAAATGGTTGGATTGATAGAATCCCTTATGTGAAAAAATTCGTTGAGCCAAAAGTCCGTGTTCGTTGGATTACAAAAGAGCAAGCAACAACACTGATTTCAAATTTAAATTTGGCGTGGATGAAAAATGTTTGTTCTTTTGCTTTATTCACTGGCGCGCGTATGACAGAGATTTTATCAATGACATGGGATAAGGTGGATTTTGAACGTAGTATCGCAATTGTTTCAAATGATGTAGCAAAATCAGGTAAAGCAAGAGCATTACCGTTGAATAACACTGCTTTGGATTTATTGCAAAAATTATACCAAACTCGCCGCAGTGAATTTGTTTTTCATCGTGGTACTGATAAACAAATTGGGCGTATTGATTGGCATGATTTCCATCAAGCATTAGAAAAAAGCAATATTCATAATTTCCGCTTTCACGATTTACGCCATACATGGGCAAGTTGGCACGTTCAGGCAGGCACGCCGCTTTATACGTTAAAAGAGATGGGTGGTTGGGAAACATTAGAAATGGTAAAGAAATATGCGCATTTAAATGCAGATCACATGATAGAGTTTGCGAACAATGTCACATTTACGCCACATGAAGACAATGATTTCTTACAAGAAAATTTTTACAATGTAGTAAATTATTGA